TGAGACAAAATCCCAACATAATAATTCAAAATCATCTTGAACTTCCATTGTTTCACCTACTTGTTTTAATGAACCCATTCCACGAGAGGATACTCCACAAGTTACTCCATTTTCAATTAATGCCTTTAATATATTTCCTGATGGAGTAGGTAATATTTCTATTTTACCCATGACATTATCTCCATCCCACCACATATCTTTTATATTATGTGATACATTTTTTAAGTTAACTACTTGAGATTCAGGATGATCTAATTCTCCTAAAGCTCTATTTTCTTTAACTAATTCACCATATTTGTCAATTTCTCTATTCCAAAGATCTTTTGAATAATATCTCCCATTTCCATTTTTTACTTCAGCAGTTGCTAAAATACCTTCAACCATAGGATTACCCCTATCAGAAAGTTTCCCTTCTGATAAAAGGTTCCCTACAGGGTTAAAAAGTTGGGTTTCAATTAATACTTTTTTCATTCTTAATCTTCTTCGGATACAATAGGTCTAGCATAAGCAGTACCAGATAACTTTTCATACATTTTACCGTATTTAGCTTTAGCTTTTTCTAATTCTTTAATTTCTTTTTTCATTTCATTAACCCTAGCTGGATTGACAAATTCAGCAAGGTCTTCATTTTCAGAAACCATAGTTAGTTTACTATTTCTAGCAGTTACTTCTTCTTCAAGAGCATTTATTTTAGCTTCTAAAGCTGCAATTGATCCTTTCTTTTCAATTTCTTTAATTCGATCTTGAATAGATTCTTTTCTTAATTTTTTATTTCCAGTTTTAAGCTTACGAGCATCAACTTCATTTATTAAATCTGCTAATTTTACCATTTTTTCTTCTTTTAATTTTAAATATCCTGTTCCGGTTTCTCCCGCTTCAGGTTTCTTTTTTGTAGCATCACCATATCCGCTACCAACGTAATTTCCTTTTGATTTGATTTGTGTTTGTTTTAAACCAGGAGCATCTTTAGTATATCCAATGCCTTCTTCACCAAATTGGGCTTTTTCAACATAGTATAAAGAATTTTTTATTAAATTTTTCTTAACTATATCTTTTAATTGTTGTTCTGTTTTTTTAGCATTTTTTGGATTTCTTAATTCTGTATAATAACCTCTAAGAAATTCTTCAAAATTCATATTATTAACATCATCTTTATTAGAATAGTCATAATTTGAAGCTAAAACATCTTTTACTTCTTTAGATGTTTCTTTTTCTTCAGCTTTTACTTCTTCATTTACAGAAGTATTTTCCTCAAATATCTTAAACCAATCGGGTTTTTCCTTAGCACCTGTAGCTACTCCCCAAATATTTTCTGAAATTACAGAACGTTGTTTTAGAATAGTAGTTGCTTCCTTAAAATCAGCAGCATTACGAATCAAATGAGGGTGAGATGCTTTAACTGTTTTTAAGAAAACATCTTTATTTCCTTTCCCTTCTTTGATTAGGTTATATTGTTCTTGTAGGGTTTTTTGTCTCATTCTTTTTCTTTTAGTAAATCTTTAATGTCTTTTATATAATCTAGAACTAAATCTGTTGGTTTTACTACAGTGTATGAACCTGGATTTTCATTATAATAATCAGAGGTTTCATTTTTAGCGTTGCTCAACATTTTATAAATATCATTAAGTTCTTGTTCAATTACATCAAATGCAGCTATTCTTTTTTTTTGAAAGATTTTTTTTTTATCTTCTACTTCATCTTCAAATAATTGTTTTACTTCTAAACCAGATCCTTTAACTTTACTAGGCACTAATTTATATTTAAATTGTTTTACATAAGCATTATCTTCTACACCATTTGAATTTGCTTTAGGACCTGGGCCTAATTTAGCTCCAATATTTTCTTTTTTTAATTTCTTTTTTGATATTGCTGTATCTTTACACATTTCATCAAACTTAGGATCATCTTGGGCACAAGCCCATTTCCTCTGTTTTTCAGAATAAACTTCTTTAACAGGTTTAAAACCTAATTTGTACATATATTTAGGTTCTTTAGCTTTTTTACCACCTGTAAAAGCAAAAGGAGTAGAATATTGCATTCCTGTACCTGGTGTAAATGAAGCAGCTCCTGCACCCCCTCCTGTTGTAGAAACTTCATCTAATAAAGCTTTAATAGTTTCATACTGTTCAGGATAATTCTTTCTAATATGAGTTCTATAAGAATTAAATACATTTTTTAATTGAGATGTAATATCACCAATAATACTATCAGATTTGCCTTCTTTTGTTTTAGATAAACCCTTTAATGCTTTTAATGCTTGAGATAATTCTTTTAATGAATCACCAAATGAAGCTAAATTAATTATTTTATGTTCAGTTCCACCAGTTTCAGCATCTATAGATGTAGTTTTCATATACCTAGAGAGATCATCATTAAAAAAATCATTTTCTATATCAACTTCCCCATATAAATCCTCAATCCTTTTTAAAAAAACAGGATCAACATCTTTAGGTTTTAATATTTCTTCTTTTAATTTATGCTTCGACATGGGATACTGATAGTTCTTCTAAAAGACTATGATATTGAAGTAAATCAACTAAATGATCACTTTTAACTTTTTCTCTTTTAGATAATTCATTTATTAACTTAGAAACCTCATTCAATTTAATTTGAATTGCTTTATCATTAGTTTTTTTAATTTCTAATTTTAATTCTTTTTTTATCAATTTGACTTCATTATTATAATAATCTCTTAAATGAGAAGTGCTATCTATAGCTTCAATAAATTCTTTTAGAATTCTTTTTTGTTTTGAATTTAAATTAGAGTATTTGTCATTAAACCTTTCTAATAAAATTCTATAAGTTAAAATACGAAGATCTTTATCATATCCCTTAAATTCTTCTATAATATCTTCTTTAACTTCTCCTCTACTAACTTCAGATTTAGTTAAATGTTCTAAAATAGTTACTTTATTATCTATAATTTGATTTGGATCTGTGGGTTTATCTGTATTATAAATTTCAAAAAGAGTATATAAAGAAGCATGTGCTTTATAATCTGAGATTTTAGTTTTAAATAAATCTTCAAGGTTATAATTTTCTTTAAGTTCTTTAACTAAATTATATTTTTCTTTTCTTAACCTAGTTCTATTTAGTTTTTTAGATGATTCAATAATTGTAGTTAAGATAGCATTTGCTTTAGCATCATTAACATTTTTAGAATTAAATACTGATTCGTAAAGTTTATATTCTTTTCCTAATTCGGTATTAACAAAATACTTTTTTAAAGTCTTTAGAGCAGGTGATTCACCTTTAGCTAAAGTATCGGCTGTTATTCTTTTTACCAATATTTCGAATAAAATACCAGTATTTTTGAATTTAGAATGCTTTATATACATTAATATTTATTTTTTTATAAATATATGAAAATTCTTACTCTTTAATATTAGATTCATCTAATAATGAATTTTCTCCCTTATCTTCTTCAAAAACTAATTGTTTTTTACCTAAAGAAATATTTTTTAACATATCTCCATGTTTTTGATAATGAGTATTAGTTTTATCTTCTAATGTTAAAGGAGACCCTCCTTTAAAATCTTTTTTAAGTCCATTATTAGCATTATAATCTTTTTTCATTCCAGCTGATCCTAATCTATCTTTTCCAAAATTATCATCTTGAGTATTTCTTTTAGATACTTTTTTCTTAGGCCTTCCTAATGGATTTTTTTCTTCTGTTTCATCATACCCTTTGGGTACATTTCCTGGTTCAGAATACATTCTTCCTTTTCCATATAAAGAAGCTAAATCATGAGGAGTACCATATGATTTACCTGTTTCTTGAGGATCATTTCCTTCTGCTTCAATTTGAGCTAATCTAAATTTACGTTTAGTATCTTCTCTAACTAAATCTCTATATTCATCATACTGGTCTTCACTTAAGTGGAATATATTATCATAAATCCAATCTGAAGGGAATAGTTGAGATTCTTGCATTTGAGTAGCTAAATCCATTTTTTCTTTCATTAATGCAACTCTTTCTTGATCGTATATAATAGATGGAGTAGTTAATGATAATTCAAAATTTCCTAATTGTTCATCTCTATAACCTTGAGTATATAAATGTACTAAAGCAATTTTATATAATTCAGAAACCATTATTCTTTGTATACGTTCTATTGTACGAGCAAATCTAATATCTTGAGCTGCTAATGTTGCTTTACCATCTGTAAATTCATCATAACCCATAAATGCTTTAGGAACCTTAAGAGCTGCAAATAATTTATCTCTTAAATACTCAACATCTTGAATTCCATCCCATTGTAAACCATTCAAGTTTTCAATTTTAGTAGCACTATCATTACCTCTTACTGGAATATAAAAATCTTCTAGTAAGTTTTGCATATTATACTTTAAATTATACTCACCAGTATCATTATCAACATAAGGAGTTCTTTTAAGTTTTGATAATGTTTTTTCCATAAAAGCATCTACTTCATTAGGTGGAATACCTCCTACATTCATATAGTAAATTCTTTTTTCAGGTGCTCTAACAATTCTATGAATTAACATAGCATCCTCCATTAAAGTATATTGTTTAAATAATTTACGGGCAGGTTCAATATAACTTCTACCATAAGGTAAAAAATTTAAATCTGTTAAAAGACGGAAATGAGCCATTTCATAATTATCAAATATAATAGAATTAGCATTTCCACCTGCATTAGGAACATTATAATATCCATAATCAGAAGCTGAAACTCCTTCAGGATCAAATCTAAACTTAACTTCTGTAGGATTTTCTTTATCTTGTCCTTCTATTCTTTCAATATGAAATGCAGTATATGGTATAACATTATAAACACCAAATTTTTCAGCTATTTCTAGTTTTAAAAAGAAATCTCCATATTTACATAAATTACGAACCCAAGGCCAAAGATTAAATTCTATATTTAAAACATCATAAAATAAATTATATAAAATTTTCTGAATATTTTCATCAGCAGATTTAATTTGAAGTACTTCACCCATATCATTTTTAAGAGTACTCTCATCAGCAATAATATCTAAGGCAGAAGCTATAATAGCATCTGTATCCATAGCATCATAATCACTATAAAGAGAAGGTCTTAAATATTGATAATTAAAATTAGTTTGTTGACCATATAATGATGTACCTGCATTAGTATAAATTCTACTAAATCTATCTACTAAAGCATTAGTTTCAAACTTACCTGATTTTTGGATTTGGTCTACATCAAATACTTTAAGTTGATTACCACCAACGTTACGAATTACTACATCTGTTGAAAATAATCTTCTAAGTCTTGTAAATAAGCTTTTATCTGCCATTTTATTTGTTTTTTATAAATATCACAAAAGCCAGTTTATGTTCTCATCTTTACCACCTATATTCATTTTGTAGGGGTTTTGAGCATCTTGACCTGAATATCCACCACTATAATTAATTTTATTACTTTTTACACCATTTAATGCTGCTCTAGTCATATCTAAACTTTGTTGTTGAAACTTCAATGAAGTATCTCTCAGGAACATACCAATAGAAAATGACATAACCAAGTCATCGTTGTAACCTGTTTGAGCTTCTGGTCTACCATTTTTCCAAACAAATACTCTCATTTCTTCTAATAATCGTTTTGAACGAATAGTTACACTTCTATCCCCAACCATTTCTCTAAATTTATTAATACAAAGAGGTCTTGTTCTCATTGACATTGTAAATCCAGGAACCATTTCACTATTACCTTCATATACTCTAAGGTATGATTCTGCTGTTAATTGGTCTGATTTTGGAGATTGATATAAATTTCTATATCCTCTTTCTAAAATTGCATCTAATGTTGCCCATCCTATATTAGCATTTTCTACAACTAACATAGCATTGTTATATTCTGTAGCTAATCCTGTTAAAAAATAACCAAATTCTTTTGGGGGCATTTGTCCTTTATATTCAGCAACTTGAGTGTTAGTTTGAATATCCATTACATGACATCCAGAAAAATCTTTTCCATCACCTCTTGCAACATCTGCTACTACTGTATATTCTCTAGAATAATCAGCGGGTTCCCAAATCCATAAATTTTGATCTACCCCTCTTCTTTCCATTGGATCCTTTATAGTAGTTTCTTTTATAAATTCTAACCACTCATTATAAAATACAATATCACCTGAAGTGCTAAAATCACAATCACATTCTTGGGCTGCTATTCTAGGATCACCTAATAATTCATCTTGTCTATCTCTCCATGCTTGGTCTCTTTCTGGATGGACAAACCAAGGTAATCTAATAGGTAAAAAATCATTTTCTTTGCCTTCGGCAGCTACAAATGTTTTATGAAACCAATTTCCAGTACCATAAGGAGTACTTAATACAATAGCACCACCTCCAGTTGCTAAGGTTTGTTGAGCTGAAGCCCATATTTCTCCAATTTGTTCAATAAATGCTGCCTCATCAACTAATAGTAATGAAACTGCTTCAGATCTACCTGCATCTGAACTAGCTGAAGTAGCTTTAATTTGTGAACCATTACTTAATCTTAATGAAAGTTTATTATTTTCTTCAGCTGTTATTTTAAGCCATGAAGGTAAATTATCAAACATAAATTTTACCTTTGTAACCATATTACGAGCTGTTTCTTGTTTTGTTGCTATACAAAGAACATTTTTATCCTTATGAAACAACATTAACCATAAAGAATAACCAGCACATAAAGTAGATATACCTAATTGTCTAGATTTATTAATAATTGAATAATCATTTTCTTTAAATAAATTTAATACTTTTTCTTGGAAAGGATATAAATTAAATAAAACTCTACCTCTTTGGGGATGTTGAATATTACAATACTTTTTCATAAAATGAGCTGGATCTTTAGCACATTTTAAATATTCTTGTCTTATTATTTTTTTTAAATCTTGACTCATTTAAGGTAAAGTATAATTTATTACATGAATAGTAAGAACAGTAGTAAGAGTTCCAGCAACAAAACCTATCCAAGGTTTTTTATACCATTTATCAACTTTTCTTAACCTATCATCATAAATTTTTATTTGTTCATTTAATAATTTTATTTCTTGTTGTTTATATGATAATAAAGTACTATCCTGAATTGATAGAAATTCATAGTTTTTAATTTGATACTCTAAATCTTGAATTAAAACTGTTTTTAATGAATCTTGATACTCTAAATCTTCAACAGCTTGAAAAAATTGATTTAATTCACTTTGAGGGATACTAATTGTATCTTGACTAAAAGAGAATTTACTCATTAATAAAAAAATGAAAATAATAAAGTAACGCATGATTAGTTCTTTTTATATTTCTTTTTAAAATCGTCTATAATTTTTTTAGAATCAGAATTATTTGATTTTTGAAGTTGAGTTTTAGTTTTTTTAATATCCTTTTTTTTAGAAGCTATATTTTTCTTTGTTACTTCTTTTTTTACTTCAACTTTAGAAACTTCTTTTTGAACTTTATCTATTTTTTCTTTATTATTTTTTAAATCTTCTTTAAAAACTTTTTTATTACCTGATCTTCTCCCTGCTAGGAAAAAGAAAATAGCTCCTAGGACACCACCTATAGCTACTAATATTGCCCACATTTTCTTCATATTATAACATTGATTCTAGTTCTTTTTTCATTTTGGTTAACTCTTTTAACCTTTCTAAATGTTTTTCTTTTTCTGAACCTTCTGATTTTTTCCATTTAGCTAAAGTAGACTTCATTTCTTTTGTTATTTCTTGAAGTTTTCTTCCTACAGTAGTAACACTATCTTTCTTTTTTAAATCTGCTGATGTTGGTTCTTCATCTTCGCTTAAATCATCTAATTGATCATTTACTTTTTTAACACTTTTTTCAATGTCATCAACTATTCCTTTAGTTGTTTTAAGATCATTTTGATAATCTTTATTTTTTTGAACTTGTTTGTCAGTTATTGATCCTTCTTCTTCTGAAAGAATTTCAATAATTTCTTCTCTAATTTGTTTTTTAAATTCAGATTTTTTCATTTGAAAAATATTTTTGTTATAAATATTACAAAATTACTTCTCCAATCACTTTTTGAATTCTAGAAGATGTTGAACCTTTAATTTCTATAAAATTTTTAATTCTATGACTAAATCTTGTTAGGAGTTGTTTTATCATAAAGTCTATTTCATCTCTATACTTACTATTAGTTTCTCGAACTCCATTGTTTTCAATTTCAACTCCTTCAGGACTTACATAAAAAATATAATCATACTCATGAATTAAACAAGCAGCTAAATTAATAAAATTATCTTTATCTAAAAAATTCATTGATTTTGAACATTGAGCAAATGCCATAACATCAATAACAGTTCTATCTGTTATAATATTTTCTTGCATTAATTCAGCTGATCGTTCTGATAAGAATATTGTTTGACCTTTTAAAGTAGAATCAGTATTTAGAGGAATTCCTAATGACATTAAATGTTTAGAACGCTCTGTTCTAAATTCATAATTTTTAAATTCAGGTAATTTTTTTAAGGCTTTAACTAATGTCGTTTTACCTACCGACATTGTGCCACAAAATCCAATTTTCATATTCCTTGTGATGATCCGGGTTTAACTCTATAACTGTCTGAATCGAAATGTTGTGTTGATACTTCAAATATTGTAGCCCCTTCAGTAATAGCTATCATTTGATGAGGTTGGCCTGGGAGGAGATGAATACAATCTCCTTCTTTTACCATTATTTCTTTTTCTATAGCTTTTTCAGTATCTATAAACTTATATCTAAACATTCCTTTTGAAATATACCATGCTTCATCCTTTAATAAATGATAATGCATAGAAAACATTTTACCTTTTTTAAATACTAAAAGTTTACCACAATATAATTCATTATTAATAATCCACAACTCATACCCCCAAGCTTTTTCATGCTTTTCTCCAGGGTATGGTTGTGCTTGTAAGGTATGTTCTCTCATATTAAAATCTTTCAACCCCTTTCATTGCAGGGTTTTTATACCAGGGCATTCCTTCTCTATCTCTTACTCTATCTTTAAATTCTTCTTCATGATATTCAAAACCAAATAAAAAATATTGTTTTTTTACCCTTCCACTTGAATAATCTCTAATTGCTGGTTTATCCCAATTATGAATTTTCCAATTGTCCATAACTTGTACTTCTTTTCCTTCAACTTCTATAAACTCTTTGTGAAATCTAATTAAATCTATTTCTTTACCATCTGTAGTAATTGTTCGAGTTTCAGAATAAAGTGATTTTTGTCTTTTTGCCATAACTTATTTTTTGGGGTAAATATACGAAAGATTTTTTAGGAAAACAAACTACTTTCAACAAAATCTGGAAAGTCTTCATTTTGTTTTATTAAACTTTCTGCAACATAAGTTCCTTGAGCTCCTGAAACTGTAATACCTCTTGCACTTAAAGCATCACCTACAAAATATACATTAGAATAATCGTTTAATGATAAATTATTATAATCAACTAATGGTTCAGGTGATAAATATTTTACTTCAGGCATGTAAATTCCCCAATCATTACCTAATGTTGGGAATACTTTTTTCATATCTTCAATAAAATCTTCAATATAAAAAGCATGATCACCTAATGCATCATATAATGAATCCATACTATTAACTACTTCTACTTTTACATAATCTCCTTCAGATGTTTTAGATGGTACTCTATTAAAATAGGGAGAATAAAATGTACCTTTACCATTCTTTTGTAGTTTTTTTACTGCTTCTCTTGCCCAATCAAATGGTTTATCAACACCTTGTATTTCCATTAATATACCAAAATTAGTCATATCATTTCTGTATGATTCATCTTTTTTGGCATGTCCATTATAACTATAATCTCCATAAGTATGCTCTGCTGCTACATAAGCCGCATTGTTATTTGTACAAAATGAACGTAATGATACACCTTTATCTTCAAATTTTCTATACAATTTAAAATCATATGAAATGTCA